TCATTGTAACCCGAGCCAGTATCCGTTGTAGCTGTCGCGCCGCCTGTATCCGTGCCAAGGATGGAGTTCAACGCACTGGTGATGCCGCTGGTTCCCGTACCGCTCCCTGTAATCGTTCCTGCGCCACCAGTGCCAAGGATGGACGAAATCAGGCTGGCGATGCTGCTCGTGCCGCCGCCTCCCTGGTTGCCACCCGCCAAAGATGCTCCTGTAGAAAGTCCACTCTTGGCCGCGGCAGTCGAAGCTGCTGCGCTCGCCGCGGGGCTCGCTGTCGAAGCAACTGTATTGGCGTATTGCTGCGCGTTCTGCTGATCGCTCGCCGTCGTCATGTAGGGCGATAAATCCATGTTCGACGTTTTGACCGATGAGCCGAGCATTGAGGCCAGTTGGGAAGCCCCGGTCTGTTCGAGGCCGAGACTCGTCAACCCCAATGCCCGGAGATAGCTGCTATTGCTCGCTTGAGAGCCGCTCGTGCCAGTGCTGACGCCGCGCTCTGCCGCCGCTTCCTGCAACTGATACTTGGTATCCGAACTGACTTGCCCTGAGAGCAGGCTGGAAATGTCCGAAGCCCACTTGCTCATGTTGCCGGCGTAACCGGGTGTAGTCGCCTCCTCGGACTGCAGCGCTTGTTGGGTGTTGAACTGGTTCACCGAACTGGCGAGGCCGTACAAACTCGAAAGGTTGCTGGTGGTGCCGCTGATGGCGGAAGCGGCCGTAGAGGACGGGCTGCTGGTATCAGGCTTGCCGCCGTATGCGTCGGTGTAACCGTAGGCGCTGCCAGTCAACGTGCCGCTGCTTCCGGTGCCTCCGGTGGACGAGCCGCCATACTGAGATTGGGTGGTAGATTTTGAGGCCATAGGCTAAATCATCGTGCCGATTCTCTGCCGCTCAAGGCGGGCGCTGCCGAATGGCCTGAACGCTACAGCGGGCTGGTCAATGCCAACGAAATGACCGACCTCCCCCATCAAGTAGCGTATCGCCTGAATATGTCGCTCTTGAGCCATCGCTTTCGAGCTCTTGTTGTCCACGAAACCAAGGCGCATGGACTGCGCTTCTTCGGTTAAGGCGTCAATGCTCTGAATGAGGCTGTAGTCCTGGTCAACCTGCATCGGAATGAAGTCGAGCTTGGCGATCGCTGTCACTGTGATCGGTTGCGGTGGAATGGTAATCGTTACCGGGCAGCAACTCAGCGGCAGCGGGTTGAAGAAGTAGCGTCGGTAAGAAGCCGTCTGCTCTGAAGGCTCCATCGTCACCAGCAACACCTGTGCGCCGCTCGTCGGATCCACCTGAAAGATTTGGATTTGGCCGAGCGTGATGTCCTTCTGTATGCCGGTGATGGTGTTGAAACGGTTGACGCTCGTGATGAACGGCATCCTGAGATTCACGTACTCGCCCATCACTGGGTTGGTGCCGTCCTGCGAGTAGATGACGCTGCCGTTGTTATCGGTGCCTTGAAGGAGTACGCGCTTCCCGAAGTCGGCGGGGTCGGTCATATACACCGCAAGGAACTGGGGAGCGTTCGTCAGGTCGGTGAACGTCGGCACGTTGTTGCGGGTGTAGGCTTCGGTGAGTCGGAATAAATTCTGATGGTTGTTTGGAGTAAGCTTTGGAAGCCGCCCATTACCAAAACGCAAGTATTCGTAGAAGGCGTTTTGCACTGGCCTTGCTCTGCCGCACACGTCCACAAGTTCAAGCCGAGCGACTTCGCGGGGCAGCGTGATGTAGGGCAAGGTGCGAGAGACGGTGAAAAGTATCTCAGCCCAAGTGCCCCACCAGCCTTCTTCGCCAGCCTCCTTCGCGTAGAGCAATCGGCGGTTGCAGGTGTTGGCAGCTTTGGCGATGCGGGCAGTATCTCCTTGGCAATAACCGAGAGCTTGGGGGAAATCGGAAAGCTTTATGTCGTAAAGGCGCAAGCGCTGCACAATGCCTTTTACGCCCCTGTGAGCGTTGCGTCAACGCCTATCAGACGCAGGTAATCGTCACGTTGCCTGAATTGGTCGCGTCCCCCGCTGTGCCTGTGTTCACTCGTATCCACAGTTGAAGCACTCCGGTGATGCCTGGCCCAATGTCGAAATCTGGTGCAGGTGGAGGACCAACAAGCAGATTCCAAGGCGGCAGCGTCTCGTTGAAACTATCCGGCGCGGGAAAAGCGACGTGATTGATACCGTCAGCCAACTCGCTTCCATCAATGAAAATCTTGAACCACCCGCCACCAAAGTTGCTCGGCGAATTGCCGCTCCAAACGACACCAACATGAACCCTTATTGTCGCCGGTGTCGTGTTGTGGATTGGAATATCTACCGTCACCGTCGAAAGTTGATTGTTGGCCGTCGAGTGAGTTGCGAAGGAACCAGCACCACCTGCCCCGGTGAACGTGCCCGCGAGTCCAGCGCCGTACACAGGAGCGCCCCACACTAAACCGTTAATCACAGATTGGCAGCCACCGAAAGAAATCGTGTAAGGGAAGAAGCAGGTATTCCCGTGACTGTCCTCAAGCTCAACCGTGAAAGGGTTCGAGGTGCTGCTGGTGGGAGTCCCGCTAATCAATCCCGTCGAACTCAAGCTGAGGCCGGTCGGCAAAGAGCCGCTGTTGATCGAAAAGAAGTAAGGCGCCACACCGCCCGCCGCTGAGAACTGGAACGAGTAAGGCGCTCCCACCGTCGCCGTCGTCGGTGAATTGGTTAACCCCAACACCGCCATCACCACCGTCTTGTCGGTGAAGTTGCCGAGCGAGTCCGTCGCCCGCAGGACGAAAGTGAAGTTGCCTGAAAGCGTAGGCGTTCCCACAAGGCCGATAACGCTCGTGTCAGGATCGCTGAAGTCGAAGGCGAGTCCGGGGGGCACAACGCCAGAGCGAAGCTGCCACGTAATGTCGCCGGGTGTCTCCGTCGAAGCGGTAATTGTCTGGTCGTACGCCTCACCCAAGCAAGCCGCCGACACGTTGCTGATGCAGATGAGGAAACGGTTCGCTCTGATGGTGGCGATGCTCAACGCGATGCGGTTGGCGTAGATTACGCTCAGCGCGCGCACTGACATTGCTGGCAGGGTGTAGGTGAACGTGCCGCCGTCGGGACAAGTCACCGAGGCTGTCTGCGCGTCGTTCCAGAAGATTTGAGAGCCCCAGTTACCCGAGTCGTTGCCGGTATTTGGAGGTGGGTTATTCGACGTGCCGCCAGAGTCAGGGCCGTTATCAATCGCGCCGCTGTAACCGCACAAGTCGGCTGCGTCCTGAGAGACGGTGGACGAGCAGTAGAAGTATCCGCCGCCGTTGTCGAAGGGATGGCCGGCTGTTGGCTGGATTACAGTTGAGCCGAAGCCGAGAAATACTTCCTGGTCGGGAGCCTCAGAGGAATAGTTCGTGATCGGATTGGAGGGGTCCGAGCAAGGACTGAAAATTGGGCAAGGAATGTTGGGCATAACTCAGCACGACAAATCGCGGTACAACCTCGTCTCAACTGTTTCAGCCATCAACCGGATTGAGCGAATGCGACAGAAGCCGTGCCACGTCAGTCGAGCCTGAAACTCGTAGCCGACATTTAACGGCCTGCCTGATTGGACGGAGCACTTCTCCTGCGGGAGCGGCACCGTGATATTCTGTTTGTAGCCTTCACCGAGCGGAACGCACGGATACGTGTTCACCCCTTCCTCGCAAGTGTTCTTGGCCGAGCACAGCTTCCACTCGTGCCACAGGTGCCAGCAGCTATCGGAGTCTGGTTGGAAATCCAGTCGGAACTCCACGGTTCCAAAAAGCCGGTCAATTCCTATCTCCGCGCTCACCAGCTTGTTCAACTGGTTCAAGTCGCCAAAGGTGTAGGAAGGCGTCTCCACGTAACACTGAAGGCGAACGGTGCCATCATCTCCGCTACCAGTGATTTTGGCGGCAACCGCCTTGGCGTTATCCTGAGTGTCGAACTTATCCGCAACCGTAATCTCCCAAAGCTCAATGTCCCCGTTCGTCGTCGAGACTACGGCCGCAAACGCTCGCTCTCTCCCGCCGAAGTCGCCCGTCCACATTTGCATGATCTGCACACCCTGCCAGTGCCCGAGCCACGTTGGATTGAGCGTAGCGCCGAATTGACTGAGCGGCACAATGTCCATCGGCACCAGAGCGTCGTGAATGACGTTGGGGGCGACTCGCCGTGGAAGCGCCGTCTGGATCATGTAGTTGTTGAAATAGATGCCGCTGGAAAATCGGAGCAAGCTGCGGTCGTTGAATTGCAGGATGCGTTGCTCGTTGGCTGAGAGGCTGATGTTGCCCCACTGGGTAAAATTCCTGACGGTCGTAAAGAGGCTGGCGATGTTCGGCTCAAGGTTCTGAAACCACACGTCACCATTGATCTTGGTAACACTGCGGTCATTTACCGGCCCGTTGGAAATCTGCACCACGGTCATCTTAGGAGCATTGCTGTTGCCCGCCGCAATCCAATCAGTGCGCGTAACCGGCACGTCCAACTGGTAAATCTGCTTACGAGTGCCGATGTAGAGATTCCCCTGGCCGAGAGTCGCGTTGATATTGCCGTTGTGGAAGATGGCTCGAATGTTGCCCGCGTTGTCAGGAACGGTGAATCCGTCGCCCGCGAGACACAGCGGGTTCTCTGTCACCTTCAGGATGCTGTCTCGGAAGTCGTAGAAGGCTGTGCCGGATGGCCCGCGCACAATGTCGCCAGCGAGGATCTGTCTGCCGATGCCGTACCACAAGCGGCCGGAGTAGTAGTCCATCGGGCTTGCGGCGCCGAGCTCTTGAATGGAAGTAAGGCTGACGGTCGCCGGGTTTATCGTGCCGGGAGTTTGGTTGGTGTTGACGGCGATAATGTTGTTTGCGGGGGGTCCGCCAGTACCTATCGAGAGTTGACCGCCGATCGTCACGAAATCATTTACAGCGCCGTTGTACGGGCGGTCTAGCCATGTGGTGTCGTTTCCGCCAAGCGCCGGGATGACGAACTGAGCAAGGAACTTTGCGGCGAAATTACCATTGTAGTGGTAGAGGCTCGTTCCTGCCTTCACGGTGCCGGTCGCGTTGGCGCTGATGTTCGTTAAGCCGATATTCCAAGCCGGGTTGACGTAGATGTAGATGGCGCTGGTGTCGCCGTTCACTTCAAACACTTGCCCGAAGGAGCCGCTGAATCCTGGCGGCGTGGTCACTGGTATATTGACCGCCTTGCCTAACGCTGGAGCGGTGAATGGCCCGGAAGTAGTGCCGAGATTGATTGAGACACCGTTCGACCTTCGCAGTATCGTGCCGTCCCAAAAGAGCGGCAGCGTCGTGTTATCGCCTGCCTGAATCACAAGGAACTGCTCGCCCTGACAGAAGAACGCTTGGTCAATCGTCGGCGGGTTACTGAGCGCCGCAGTCGTCGAGAGCAACACTGGCGCCGCTGCGTCCACACCCATGCTGTAGATGCGTCCAGCGAAGGAGAAAACGAGATACGGGTCGGCGTTGTCGGGCTCGTACATGTAGCCGCCTTGAAACAGAATCGAACTGATGATTTTGGTGAGGCGCTTAAAGCCCGGTCGCGGAGTGATGCCGCCGTCTCGGAAAGAGACGTTCTGAGCCCAACCTGATTCGTTGTAGGCTAGGCCTCCCGGATTCTCTGCTGAGTACACGGTCGGTACTTTTATGCTGTCGACTCCGCCCCCGAAGTCCACTGACCCGTCGACTAGTACGACTTCACTCTCGTTCGCCATTGCCGCAACACTACGCCGTCGCTTACCGTGCTCAAGTTCAAATATGCCAAAGCCAAAACCAAACGACATTCCCCGTTACGACCTTTACGGCCTCTCGTGGGCCGAAGTCCTGCCGCCAGTGTACAGAGAAATGCAGATGGTTCAGAAGGGCGGTCAGTGGAAAGGCTCCAAAGGTCAAACGATAGGCAACGGACTTTTCTTCCACTTCAAGGAACTGGCGAAGCTCATTTGGGGTGCTGAATTTATCTGGCATCGGTGGGCTGACTTCTTTCTGGAGAACTGGCTCAAGTACAAATACGTCGGCGTGATGGGCCCGAAGAACAGTTCAAAGAGTTGCTGTGCCGCTGTGTTTCACCTGCTGGATTACTACTGCTTCCCGTCCTGCACGACGACTATCGTTTGCTCGACGACCAAGGAGGACATGGAGGATCGCGTATGGGGCGAGATAAAGCGGTATCACCGCCTCGCTCAGAACGCTTACGAGTGGCTCCCTGGTCATTTGATCGAAGGCCGAATGAGGCTGGTCACTGACGACCGGGATGAGGCTTGGGAAGGGCGCGACTTCCGCAATGGATTCGTTGGTCTGCCCTGCAAGAAGGGTAACACTTTCGTCGGGCTGTCGTCCTTCGTTGGGCGCAAGAACAAGCGGGTTCGGATGCTTGGTGATGAGCTTCAATTCCTGCCCGCGAGCTTCCTCGACGCGACGGCGAACCTTGACGGCTCCGGGGGCCGCTGCGACTTCAAGCTTACCGGCATGGGCAACCCTTCTGAGATTACCAACTCGCTCGGGATGCTCTGTGAGCCTTCGATGGAAATGGGCGGGTGGGAGAGCGGCATTGACCAGCAACCGAAAACGAAGTGCTGGCCGACTCGCATCAATTCGGACGGCATCTGCGTTCAGCTACCTGGCAGCGATTCGCCCAACATGGATAGTCCGCCCGAGAGCGCGCCGCCGTTCCCGTTCCTGATAACCCGCAAGCAGCTTGAGACTGACGCCGCTCGTTGGGGCACTGACGACTGGCACTACATGATGTTCGATGAAGGCAGGATGCCCCGCGGTCAAGGCTCTCGCCGGGTCATCACCCGCCAGCTTTGCGAGCGCGGCCGAGCCAAGGACGAGCCGGTATGGAAGGACAGCAACCGTATTCGCATAGGCAGCCTTGATGCCGCCTTCAGAGCCGTCGGCGGTGATCGGTGCGTATTCACGCGCGCGGAGTTCGGAGTCGAAGCTCCCGTGCTGGTGGATGCCAAGGATGGCAGCCTGCTAATCAGTCAGGAGATAGAGGCTCCAAGCGGTCGCACCATCTTCGCCATGATTGAGCAAAAGATAATCCCCATCAGCGCCGCGGAGTCGCGCGGGGCCGCCCTGACCATCGAGGAAGCCGAGGATCAGATAGTGAAGTTCGTGATGGCCGAATGCCAGACGCACAGCATACCCCCTGAACACTTCGGGTTTGATGCCGGTATGAAGGCGAGTCTGGTGGCTGCCTTCGCCCGCTTGTGGTCGCCAAAGGTTGTGCCGATTGATTTCGGTGGCAAGCCGACTGAGCGCAAGGTCAGCCGGGAGATTGAGCTAACCTGCCGCGAATACTACTTCAACTTTGTGACGGAGCTTTGGTACTCAACCCGCATGGTGATAGACGCCGGCCAGTTCCGGGGATTGACCGAGAATGTGATGCTCGAAGGTTGCAAGCGGGAGTTCGAGAAGGTCGCTGGCAACAAGATCCAGGTTGAGCCGAAGGACGAGATGAAGAAGAAAACTGGCGAGAGCCCGGACTGCTTCGACTCACTGGTTATCGCCATCGAAATGGCTCGTCGCCTTGGCTTCGTCATAGCCAAATTCGAGAGCACACCCGCTTCAGAGGAAAGCGCTGTGTGGAAGCGTGAGGTGATGCAGAAGGCTAAGAGCTTCTGGCGATCGGGGCAGTTGAGCCACGCTTAAAAGAGTAAGCCCGCTGGTTGGGATTCCAGCGGGCTGGTAGGCCACTATGGATAACCCCTTCGCGGAGTATAACGGCCACGAAGGAGATTGTTTTAAGGTCCGGTCGTCTTGATGGTGATAGTCCCGTCACCGCTCACTTGAGCGCTCTCATTCGTCATAACCCCGATGCGAACGTATTTGACCGTGCCGTAGATCGTCGTCACTGACACCCAACTCGTTGCCGGGTCTTTCGCCAAAGCTCCCACCAGCTTGGTGATGTTGGTGGATGAGCAGCCGGCGAGAATCAGGGCGATAGGTAGGAGGATCAGGAGTCGTTTCATTGACTAGTTATCTACCCGTCGCCCCGAGAGTGTCAACCGCTAAGGCGTAGGCACTGGTGGCGGATTGAGCTTCGCGTCCACGGCTGCAATGCCGTCGGTAGTCGCCTGCATCGCGGTAACGAGTTCGGGCGCTGCCTGGCCGCCGCTGTTGGCGGCGATGAGCGCGTCAATTTTGGTGCCGATGGTTTGCACAGCAGTAAGTTGCTGCTGCGCGACGGTTACGAGTTCTGCTTGAGTTGCCATAATTTTCTCTCCGACTTTTATCAGTTTCTCCAAAAGGTCGTGGTGACGATTCCAGTGGAGGTCAATTTCGATCACGTAGGATTCGTAGGCGCTGCGGGCGGTGGCGTCAAGGGCGGACTCTGCGGCTTCGCGTCTCCAGCCATGATAAGGCCGTAGCCGACCACTCCCTTCGATAGCTGTCTAGCCGTCTCGTAAATCTGATCCGCGTGATGCGGCCACCACGTACAAGCGAGTTGCTGGCCTATCTCGATAGCCACGTACGCGAACGCCGCGCCGGTAGTGTGCCTATTGGTGAGAGCTTTTTGGATGAACGGTGTCATGGTGCAGCCTTTGGTTTGATACCGACGATCGCTTCGACGAGTCCAATCCTTCTCTCAGCCTCCCTGAATCGCTCCTGCTGGCCTTCGATGAGCGTCTCAACGCGGGCCATCTTCCTGACGAGATCCACGGTCGCAGTGCCGTTCCAGGTAAGAACGCCGATGGCGATTAAGAGTAGCAGGCTATTGAAGTTCGCCCCGGAGCCGTTCTTTTCAGTTTTCATAAATCCTACTCGCCCGTTGTCAGATGGAACCACAGCCTTAGCAGGACGGCAATCAGGATGAGACTGAGTAGGAATATCCATAAACCCCGTTTCACGCCATCAGTGGGGATGCAGATTTCCAGTGCTTAATATCCTGCACAGTAGCGACGATTTAATCGCCATCTGAAAAGACCCAGGGATACACCCGAAGAAGCACTTGGCTGAATTTGCTAGAGTTGATGGATTGCAGGAGATCATGCGCTTGGCGGGTCAGTACTGCTTCAATCGTCCAGTAGAGGACGTGAATCCTATGGAGTTGCCCGATCCGGATACGGTATTGGTGAAAACATAGGTAGCTGCTGCTGGAACGTCTCCTCGGATGGTGAAATAGTAAAATTCCCCTAACTCACCAGCCACCGTCGTCTTGCCTTGGGTAGCCACCGTAGTAAGGGTGTGACCGCCAGTGGTATCCACTTGCAGATTCACTATCACGCTTCCAACCGCACCCGCGCCGACAGTAGCGGTGAATCCGATGGAGACGTTTTCCGTGCGCCCACTGTTGTTGGTGTACCATACTCCACTTACGAAGTTGCTGGCGATGATCGTTGGCGCTGCCGCTGATACATTCGTAAGCGTGTTCCCGTTGATGAGAGTGCCGTCGAGGTTGGTGGTGAACCTTTGGTATTGGTAGAACTTCTGCGCCGAACAGGTTGTAACGATCAAAACGATGATGAGAGAGAGTATTGTTTTCATGCTGCTACAGTTCCTAAGTTTCCTGCGTTATCAACAACTATTCGGTATCTCGTTCCGTTTGGAGATTTCAGGATCAGGCCCGCTGCGTTGTTGGTTACTTCAATGTCTCCGAGAGTCGTCAGATTTCCCGATGTGCTGTCTATCGCCAGATTGTTGAACGTGGCAATCCCAGTGGTCGTATCTATAACCAAAATCGGCACGTCGTTTTCGTGGCCGAATCGGATGGTTTGAGCGGTGGCAGAGTTCAGGAAGATGGTCGAAGCCCTGAACTCCATAGGTTCATTCAAGGTGTTGTTGTCGTTGACGCTGGCAAAGAAGCAACCCACCCCGTCCCTCGTATTAGCCATTACCTTAAACCGTCCATCAACCATCGCCTGAACGTCGAGCGGGTCATACGGTGCGGAAGGTCCATTGACGGCGACAGTGGATGCAAATATGGCTGAACCGTCTGCGTTGAGGATGGTCTTTCCTGACCCAAAGGAGGCCGACCCGTCGGTAGCACTGAGCACCAACTTTCCACCAGCGAGTTGCACCGTTCCTGCTGGCAATACAGTGAAGTTTGCTCCTCCTGCGGTAATCGCTAAAGAGAACGATACTGTCGCCTGCGTGAACGCCGTCGCGTTGTTCTGGATGAACGTGAGCATCTGAGCCAGTGTGAGCTTTTGGCTCTGCCCACCGCCTGTTACCTGCTTCTCTAATTCGTCGGTGCTGACGAGAGCGCCGGAAGCGGTAAGCTGGTTGATGGTTTTGTTCGCCATGACTCAGAGAATCCAGATGCGCGAGTCGCCGGTGTCGGTGGTTCGTATGTCTCCAAGGTTGGTGATCCTGAAGTTTCCAGCATCAGGCGAGGCTAGATTGGCAATGCGGCACAGCAATGATGACCGAATTGATCGCTGGAATCCGGGCGGAACACACGCAAAAAAACATCGGGCAGAACTTGCTAAGGAGGATGGATTGCAAGAAATCATAACACGTTAAGAAGTTGGCAGAGCAGGTAGTTCTGAACGGCTAATTGTTCGCCAGGTGGGATGCACTGAAGGAAACAGGTCGCAGCATTTGCCAAATCGGATGGGCTGCGCGTGTCGCCGGCAATCTTAGCCAGCAACATGGTTTGAACAGCGGCTTGCATCCCTGGGGGAATGCACTGTTCGTAACATTTGGCCGCGTCAATAACGGCATCAGTGCTGCAATCTACGGCCATAAATTACTAACCGAACATACCAGGGTTCTCTTGAGCGCCACCTTCAGGCGGTGGTGGGGCTTCACTACCCTTTTCAGCCTCTTCCTCTTTATCATCCTTGCCGGTCGCGTACTTCACCACAACCTCGTCGTCCATGATTTTGACGACCTCGAGTACGACTTCATCGCCGGGGTTGAACTTCTTGCCCGCTAGAATGGATTTGGGAAGGACTGCGGTTTCGCCGTCGTCCTGATGCTCGCGCATCTCGTCTTTACCCATGTCTTTGGGTGGCGCGC